AAAATGACTTATCAATCTAGTGTAAACCCTGCTAAGCTTACTGCGCCGGGTGCACTTAATGGTGCTATCGCTGATACTAGCGAACGCCGCGCTCTCTATCTGAAACTGTTCAGTGGAGAAATGTTCAAAGGATTTCAAAACAACACAATCGCTCGTGATTTGGTCATGAAGCGTACATTGACTGGTGGTAAGTCAATGCAGTTTATCTACACAGGTCGTACCAAATCTGAATACCATACTCCTGGTAACAGCATTCTTGGTGACTCCAACAACGCTCCTCCTGTAGCAGAAAAGACCATCACGGTTGATGATTTGCTGATTAGTTCAGCCTTCGTTTATAATCTTGATGAGACTCTTGCTCAGTATGATATGCGTTCTGAGATTTCACGTAAGATTGGTTATGCCCTTGCTGAAAAGTATGACCGTTTGATCTTCCGTCAAATTGCTAAAGGTGCTCGTCTTGCATCTCCAGTTTCTAAAACTGGTTATGCTGAGCCAGGTGGTACTCAAATTCAAGTTGGCACTGGTGCAGGTGCTGAATCTGATGCTTATGATCAAGCTAAACTTGTAAACGCATTCTTTGATGCAGCTGCTGCTCTTGATGAAAAGGGTGTATCACAAGATGGACGTGTTGGTGTCTTGAACCCACGTCAATATAATGTATTGATTCAAGCTACTGGTGATAGTGGTTTGATTAATCGTGATGTTCAAGGTGCTTCACTGCAAAGTGGTAAAGGTGTTGTAGAGATCGCTGGTATTAAGATCTACAAGTCGATGAATATTCCTTTCTTCGGTAGGTATGGTGTTAATTATGGTGGTGCTATTACTAGCCCTGGTAACGTTGGTGACTTCATTAGTGAAGACATCGAAGCTGGTACTGTCAGCTCTGATGCTGGTCCCCGTAATAACTACGGTGCTGCTAATGCCTTTGAAACCTCTTGTGGTTTGATCTTCCAGCGTGAAGCTGCTGGTTGTGTCGAAGCTATCGCTCCTCAGGTTCAAGTAACCAGTGGTGATGTCTCCGTGATTTATCAGGGTGATGTTATCTTGGGTCGTCTTGCTATGGGCGCTGATTTCCTGAACCCTGCTGCTGCTGTTGAGCTTTATGCTACTAACAGTGCTCCTGCTGCATTTGGTACTTCTTATCCTTCAAACGTTGCCTGATACGTTTGTTTATCTTATATTGGGAGTCTCTTCGGGGACTCCTTTTTTTTAATCACATTTGAGAATAATACTCATTATCAAATTATGCCTTTTCCTACTACTGGCTCCAATACTGAGCTACAAGCTGTTAATCAGATCCTGGCGTCAGTTGGTCAGGCTCCCGTGAATACTCTAACAACTGAAACAACTTTTGTACTTGAACCACTTACTGCTTTTACTGGTAGTATTTCTGGTACTACATTAACTACTGAAGAAGCAGACATACCTGTAGGTACTTATTTAAGTGGTACTGGTATTATCCCTAACACAGCTGTTTCTACAACAGGTGTAGCTGTAGGTACAACACCAGAAACATATAACTACACTGTTAATATTTCACATTCATCAACAGGTAATATATCAATCCTAAAATCAGTTGTTTCTTATAAAGTAGAAACTCAAACTAACCCGGACGTTGCGATTGCTTTTAATACTTTAAAAGAAGTATCACGTGAAGTTCAGTCTGAAGGCTGGACATTTAATAAAGAATTAAATCTAGAAGTAACACCAGATTCAATTACAAAAAAAGTAGCTATTCCTAATAATGCTATTCAATATGATCTTAGCCAAGATTATGCAGCTAACTTAGGAAAAAATAGTGTTAATCGTGGAGGTTATCTCTATGATACTATTCACCATACAGATGAATGGGGAGATGGAACGCTTTACATTGATGTGCTATGGGAATGGAATTATGAATATCTACCACAACCTATTCAATCTTATATTGTAGCTAGAGCATCTGCTATATTCTCTAGTAGAGTGATTGGCGATGGACAACAATTCCAGATGCTGTCACAAAAAGAAGCGTATACAAGAGCTATGGCTCTCGAATACGAATGTAATCAAGGTGATCATACATTCTTTGGTCAACCACAAGGCGGTAATTATTACCGTAGTTATAAACCATTTAACGCACTGTACCGCTAATGCCAGTAGTAACACAACTATCACCTAATTTTCTAGGTGGTGTCTCTAACCAAAACGACGACAAAAAACTAGCTGGTCAGGTATCTGAGTGTATTAATGGGTATCCTGATCCTACTTATGGTCTACTAAAAAGACCTGGTATGAAATTTATTGAGCACCTAAAAAATACAAGCGGAAATCCTTACAGTAAAGCTGCTTTAGAAGATGCTATATGGTTTTTTCTGGATCGCAGTGAAACCACTTCTTATATTGGTGCTATTAAAGGTACTAATATTTATGCTTGGAATGCAGCCACAGGTGACCCATGTATTATTACAAACAATAGTGGTTCGTATTTAACAGGTGCTAATACTTCAGATGATTTTCATTTCCGTAGTATTCAAGATACTACAATTATTACCAACAGAACTAAAGTTACAGCAATGCTACCAGCTGGTACTTTTGTTGCTAATTCAGTAGGTACTTTAAAATTAATTTCACTTGTTGATGGTTACGATTATACTGTAACTATTCAAGGTATATCTGATACAGCTAGTGCAACATCAAGTACAACTTTTCAAGATTTTTTAACTGGAGTTAATGCTAATAATTCACTATCTGGTGAAGTAAAAAGTATAATTGAAACACAACAAAACGCAAGTAATGCTAATTTTGATGGTGTTTGGTATATTGAGTCTTATGTTAACAGTTTAGTTATTAGAAGATTTAGTGGTGCTAATGCAGTTGTTCTAAATAATACACCAAGTACAATAACTGGCACACCTTTACCTTTTACTTTAACAGCAGTAGGTGGTTTTAATAATGATTCAATTGAAGCATTTTTAGATCAAGTAAATAATGTAACTGAATTACCAGCTGAATCTTTTGATGGCCATAATTTACGCATCTTAAATACTAATAGTGATAGTGATGATTACTATGTTAAATATGTAGCTTATGACGGTATAAGTGGTAAAGGTTACTGGCTAGAAACAATTGCTAGAGATGCTTCACCTGGAATAGATGCCAGAACAATGCCACATAGATTTATATTTAATGGTACAGTTAATGGTGTAGATCAATTTACATTTGAACCTATACTTTTTGTAAGTAGGCTAGCTGGTGATGACATTACAAGCCCAGTACCTTCTTTTGTAGGTAAAACAATCAAGGCTACATTTTTTTATAACAACAGATTTGGTTTGTTATCAGAAGATAATGTAATCTTAAGTGTAGCTAATGAACCTTTTAACTTCTTTGTTAAATCAGCTCTGACACAAATTGCTTCAGATCCTATTGATTTAAACGTATCTAGTACAAGACCTGTTACGTTATTTGATGTCTTACCTACAGCACAAGGTCTTTTGTTATTTGGTGATCGCCAGCAATTTATGTTATCAGCTACTGATGCAAATACATTGACACCTACGTCTTCTATTATCCGTACAGTATCTAGCTATGAAATGGATAGTAATATACCTCCTGTAGATATTGGTACTACTGTAGGTTTTGTTAATAAAGTACCTGATTATGCTAAAGTATTTAGTATGCAGTTACGAGATGTAGAACAACCTCCAATTGTTGTTGACATCAGTAAAGTTGTACTTGAATGGATTCCTGAAACTGTAGATAGATTAGTATCTAGCCCACAAAACTCTTTTATTTTACTTGTAGATAGACAATCATCTTATGTCTATATTTATAGTTATTATAATGATGGTGAAAAAGATCTATTTCAAGCTTGGACAAAATGGAAATTAACAGGTACTATTCAAGATGCTTACGTTTTAAACGATGACATTGTAGTTATAACACAACAAGAAGATGAGTATTTGTTGAATTCAATTACAGTTAATGAGTTACCTACAGGTGATGTTTCTGTTGTACTCGATTCTAATAATGAGTTTGTTGTAACAGGT